ATGAACCTGAGACGAGTCCTTCCAAATAATATCCAGTGGTGCCACAAAGGGTGCTAACTGACATCGTGGTGTTCGTCAAATAGGTGACTCCAAATGGAGCACTACCCGCACCAGTCCATACACTACTCGTAGTCGTGATAATGTTAGAACCAAGTGTTGCAGCGATTCCGCTTGCAGTGATTTGCGCCAAAATAGCTGCATCACGAACGGCTGGACTTGATCCAGTAACCGATGAAGTTGCTCGCAGTTGAACTGGGAGTAGAATTGTGAAATTTCCCAAGTCTTGGGTTGTTCCGCTGTAATAAACACTTCCGGAGGTATGCGATCCGAGTGAATTACCTGTTGCGGCTACAGTGTTAAAGGAAACAACGACGGGGACGTTTGTGAGCGTCAGAGAACCAGTGACACCAGAATAGGAAATATCCAATGCGATCCCAAGTGAGTTAGAAGCGTAGGTTGCATAGGACGCCGAGGAAAGAAGCGTCGAAGTAATGTACGCATAGGAAGAGCTTGGTTTGGTCCAGCCTGCATCTGCACCACGAAGCCAATCGCCTTTAACTGCGTAAATTATCATCGGGAACTTCTGATGATATCCTGTCAAAGCACCGACACGGCAGACCGTCACGAATCCCTTTTCAATCAGGTATTCCTTGGCAGTATATGGGCCATAGTACACACCATCGGCCACACCAAAGCGTTCTTCGAGGTCAGCGGTGCTTTCCACAATGGTTGGGGAGAACCCCGGTCCTTTGGGGAAGGGCGCTACAATGACAGCGCCGATGTCGGCAACGCCTTGTGCGAGTCCAGAGAGGTCATTCTCTCTTGTGAACACGCCGGGGCTCACTATTCTATCTACGGGAGAAAATCTTCCGCCTTCGTTAATTGGCATATGTTATTTCCTATTGGTTACAGGTTACGTTTCTGCATTATAAATATCTCCCAAAAATTGGAAACGTGAGATATTTATGGTGTTGCATTTTCTTTTGACGTAACCGGAACCGCAGGGATAAACACGCCGTTCGATAAATCCAGAGATCCTTCCCCATACTTCTGGGTCAACTTGTCTAAAAGGGAGGATTCCATCGTTTGAAGTTGAGCGTACTCTTCTTCGGCTTTTGCCTCTCGATCTTCCAGTTCCTTAACCAGCTTCAAGAGATGCATTCGTTCCAATCGAAATCGACCAAACTCGAAAACCTTCTCTTGAACCTTGTTTTGAAACAGGCGGATTTCTGCTAATTCTTGCTCTGTAAACTTGATTTGATTATTCATAAACGATTTTTAATACTTATTTTTGTTTTTCGTGAAAAACAGATTTATTTTGATATATTGTTATTCCGGAAGGCGTGGTTCATCCCCCGTATTGAGATTAGGATAAGTTTTGCTTTTCCATTTATTCTTATCCCGATCCAATTGAGTTAACTCCAAGTCGGTGGTCACCACTTCAGTACCAATGATCATTTTCTTGGGAGTGAACAACTTATCCGTTGTTGGATACTGTCTATCAAGAAGCTGATAGCTTTCAGGAAGAATGTATCCATTAGTAATCAAGTTGAACTCCGTTCGCACTATGCGGTCATCGTCGGCATTCAATTCAATAGTATGGGTAAAGGATTCGACCCGGCAACGAAAACGAAACCCTCGTGGGCTTCCCCAGTAATCTTTGGAATTGAATTTAATCTTTTCAATAATAGGATTCATTTGTTCATGGTATTCCGTCCAAACCATAAAACCGTACGTGAACACCATATGGTCGGCCATACTGATATTGAACACTTCATTTACAGGAGCGTTCTTGATTGTCAAAATGGAAAATTGAGTGTACTTATTCTTGATCGAATGTTTTTGGATCACCGGGTATTTCACGTAACGGTTAAAGATTTCAATATCATCATCGTTATCCGAACTGGTTCTTCGGAAAATCATCGCTGGAAGTTGAACTTTACCTTGCTTATCACGAATGTATCCATCTCGACGAGCGGCGACCCACTTTTCTGGGGAGCCATAGAAAATCGGGACTTTGATTATGTTCCCTTCATCAACAACTGCAATTTGCATCTTCTCCAAATGATCAAAAATCACTTGATCGACATCCAGTAAAGTGATTGTTTGATCTTTTTGTTGATCTGTATCTCGACGAATAGGAAAAGACCTATTCTCATCAACTCTCTTTTCGGAGAGAGCGATGCTTTCTTGTACCGGATTCGGCACAGGGTTTGAAGAATTTCCTTTCCAAGCGGGCATTTTTTATCCTTGTCGTTCGAAAATACTGAGTTTGCTGAGTCGGGAATAATGCGTATCAACGATGATGCTATGGCTTTTATCATCGATACCACCCAAAAATTGTTCCTGTTCAATGTTGTCGATTTCGTGATAACGCTCATTGAACACCACGATGTCTCCAGTCTCTGGATAAAGATTCACTTCTTTAAGCATATTTTCGCGGAAACGGAACTGAACAATCTGTTTACGGTCAGTTCCAAATTCATCGGTGGGAGTTTCAATGGTTCGACGATCAATCAACGCCGTTATAGGGACACCGGGATAAAATACTTTACCCGTTTTCGGACTACTCTCACCATAAACATTTACTTGAGTTGCTTCGGGCACCATTTTGTGAATAATCACGAGAGTTTGAATGATGTCTCCCATCAATTCCGAGTTCACGCTATTGATGAACTTCAAGTCTCGGGTTGAATAATATCGTCCGTATGTTCCCATAAGTTACAGGGGTAATTTTCTCCATTTAAATTCAGGGGTTCGAGTATAGGACAAATTCATGGCCAACATTGAGAGTCCTTTGACTGCTTTCACGACCTCTCCACGGGAAAGCTGATTTTCCAGTAATAAAGATTGGAGTTTAATTGGCATAATTATCCTACGTAAATGTAAAGCGGAACCCCTTTAAGAGAAGTAATAAGTTGTTCCGTCATTTCAGCTTGTTTTTCCATTTGATTGAATTTGCCCGATTGCATAAGCATCTCTCTCAAATTCTCCAGAAGCGATTCCTTTTCGGTTTGCGCTTCCTGTCTCAACTCCGCTCCATCCAAAGTGGTTTCTCCACCGGGAATTGGAACGGTTTGATATTTCTGTCGAATCATTCCGAGGGTTTCTTTGCAACAAGCTAAGAAATATTTACGAATCCACTGGCGTCCCGGTTCATTGATTTGTCCGTAAACAGGCTTGACATACGGAACATTGGAATAATCAGACACGATTGAGCCCGCTGAGCCGGAATCAGACAAACTCAAACGATCCTTCTCCAAAATATACTCGAAATGCATTCGATACCCATAAGTCGGAATTGGGAACAAACGAACTTTATTGTTTACAATTTCAAAGCTGTAAGCCGACTTCCGAATCATATCGTTAAATTCAATACCTTGCATACGAAGCAAGTCTTCGAAAATAGGGGTCATCAGGAATTGAACCGCAGGAGAGTAGGCTCCGAATCCTAATTCATTCAAAATATTGCTATAGCTCATACCCGTCATAGAAAACGGGTCATAGATACGAGCGGATGCTGGTGGGCGATCATGAAAAATCCGTTTGATTTCCATATGATCGCAATTTTCTTGGGTATCCCCCCAAAGGGCCTGAAGGTCGTAATCCTGTTTTCCAGCCTCAACTTGAATCCAACCCTTTTTCCAATCAACTCGGCCACCCGCTCCGGTTTCGGAACCATAATCCTTGGCAAGGGTAATAACTTGTCCCAACCCTATTCCCGTGACATTTCTTCCGTTGACACTACCGAGAGTTTCAAGATTTTGGCCTTGGAAGACCAACATGTTGTTAACAATGTTGAATTGGTTGAGTTCTTTGCCGTACTCGTTGACCGCTTCTTCGTAGCAGGCGTAAAAGTCCACATCGATCATTTCGATGTCAACAATGGGGTAACCAAGGCGGTGGGAGGCCCAGATCATTCCCTTGTAGCATTCGGTCACGAAAACCGAGTCCGAGTCATAGAATCCATAGGGAGTTAAACCGGGAACGGGTGAACCGCTACCGGGAAAACGAACTCTATCTTGGTCAATGAGGTATTTGTCCATAAAAAATCAAGCCTTATCACCTTATAAATATACGAACCTTATTGCTTCCAGTCACATATTTAACTATAGAGACATGGCATGTACATCCATCTCGTTTACCCTTATAAATAAGAATGATTCGACTCAAACAATTACTTACAGAGGTCAAATATGAACACGGCTGCGTAATGGCTCAAGTTCCGTCCACTGCCGCCGCTCTCATCATGGAGTTTGGAAAGCGAATTATAACTGATGACATGCTATATTTGGATCCCGAGTTACCAGATGATTATGGAAGAGAGCGGGAACCTCATGTGACCATTAAGTTTGGGCTCACCCAGAGCTATCCCAAAGAACAAATCGCTCAGATGCTTCGAGGGACGAAGCCTTTTATGATTTCAGTCAAGGGAATGGATATTTTTTCAAATCCAAAATTTGATGTCGTGAAGTTCAATGTCGAGGGAGAAGGACTTATTCGTTTACGAGAAATTTTTGATAAACTTCCAAACGTAGATGAACATCCAGTTTATCACCCGCATATGACCCTTGCGTATGTACGCCCCGGTTTAGGAAAAAAATTTCAAGGAAAAGTGACTCGGGCCGTTTCCCGAATTCCTATTTCCCATATCAAGTATTCAGATCGAGGACAACCTTCATTTTATAAGCTATGATTTTCGAAGCCAGAACGGATCCTTTCATTTGAGGAGCGATTGATGCATGGGGGGATATTCACAGTCAAATTGCCCGAGATGATCAATCCCGTCATCCTCAAGGATGGGAACGTTATAAAACATGGCGGTTCGTTCCCGATATTGGATTGCTTATGTGGTGGGAGTCTCCGGATGAAGGTGAAAAATTAACCGTCGAAGATTGGCTTGAGAAAAAAGGATATGAAGTTCGGATTCGCTCTGTGATGGGCCAACAGCTTCGAATGCGTGAAAACCTAAACGAAGGACCATGGGCAGTTGTCGTAGGATCAATTGGAATGCAAGGGGAACTTCGTTCAAAGGAAACTAGAAAAACTCATACGGAACTTGGCATTCAAAGAGGGAAATGTTGGAGGTATAACCCCTTGACGAAAACGGTATATTGGTCGGACGATGGAAGTAGTCATAGTCAAGACGATGAATTTACAGTGGAAAATCATCTTCATAGACAATATGGGTATGTGGTCAAACAACAGAAAAATTTGGAGAACAATGTTGGCGATTCCGATGGCTACTGGAATGACCACAATATCGCACATGGATATATGGGTGAAAATTTGAAGACATTGAAGGGTTCAACCATAAAACGATTTCAAAACAACGTAGGAAAACTGGTTGGGACACAGATTTACGTTCATCGTAAGTATGCCAGTGAAGTGATTCCCAGTGAAGTTTTACGCTTTGCTGCCGAGACGTTGAAGAAGTTCAAACCAAACTTTCGGTTCAATTCAGTTATGTGGAATCGGGAAACTAATGCCGTTCGGTTCGACGAAGCGCCAGATTTCGATACGGCTCGGGAGCCCCATGTTGGAAAATACATCACGATTTCGCCCGATGGAACGGCCAAAGAAGGGCAGTCAAATAGCATTTGGCATCATAAGTGGCTGTGGGTCAAGGACGATTATAAAGGATTTGATGTTGACAAGGCTCGTCAATGGAGTACAATATGGCTGTCGAAACTTCCGGCTATTGCTAAAGGAACAGACACTTCTTTTGGAAGTCAGTTGAAAGATATTGGATTGAGTGAAACACCTTCTCAAAAAACGGACATGATTTATGGGGGAATTCTTGGAAATGGGGCAATTATTATCGCCAAGAATACAGGGAAGCATACTCCAGAAATGGGATGGAACCGTTGGATTTATTCCAACAAAAAAGTGTATTGGTGGAGTTTTCCGCCCGATGAATCAGATAAACAGGAAGTAACAAATTATTTGGAACATCGAGGATATGGTGTTGACAATCATTTCCCTTTATGGGATGATACCGAAGTTAAAACTCAGACGTATTATTCGAAGAAAGATTTGGACCAGTATGGGGAAGGACCAATAAATTTGAAAGAGTTACTTATGAACGAAGATAAACAAGACGAAGCAGCATTGGATTTTTTGAAGCAGATGGTCCGGAAAGGACCGTTTAAGGGACAAGTGTACCTTGCGGGAGGGGCGGTTC